TCTTCTTCATCTTCAGTAAAACCAACATCTAATTGAGTTCTACAAGCATTTAAAATTCTATTTATAGTATCGGGAAATTCTTCCGTCGGTGAATGATCATCACCATTCGGGTCCAACTTCCTGGCATAAGTACGTTTATAAGTTAAATAACCGACTGTAGACCAGGGTGTTTTGATCATTATTCTTCCTTTCAAAAACCTTCGTACCAAATTCCGCACATTCGCGCACAGGTATATTTCCCATTAGAATAACGATAAAAAATACTGCAACCACAAGAACACTCATAAAACTCTTCAGAATCTGCAAGTTTGATACGCATCGGATTGCTTTCTAAAAATACATGTTTTTCTTTTTCTTCTATAATATATGCATGAAAACTTACCAGAAATTCTTCCAATGCATCATTATCATCCTTGAATTTAATATCTTTATTTTCTTCTTTATTTCTTGCGATCACAAGATCTTTCATAAAACGAATTGCATCACCCACTTCCATTCGATACTCTACATTTACAAATTTATATTCAGGATCACTGGGATTTCCATACCAAGGCTCTTCCCATTTTACATACCTCATGTTATTTCCTTTACAAAGATACAAATTCTTCAACTTCATTTTCAACAAAACTCAATCTTCCTGTATCATAATTATAGCGAGTACTATTCACGGTTCCTGTGAGACCTGTATAACGGGCTTTTAACACTCTCATTTTGATTGTATTTCTCTCAACTTCATTTTCTGCAGTAAGATTTCTTGCAAAAGATATAATATCAAAAGAGACTTGTTTGACACTACCAGAGCCTCTGATATCATCAATTGATGGCAGGCGACCTTCTTCAAATGATTTACTGCCAACATTTCCTTTTCTCAAATGTGAAACGAGACCTACCCATACGCTGTGTTTTTTAACAAGTCTTAAAAGATCATTCATTACTTTATCTTGTGCTTCATTTCCTGAAAGATTATCCATGCCCTCTGAAACCAGAATTGTGATATGATCAATATAAAGATATTTACAACCACTTAAGCACATATATTCTAACTGATCAATAATTCTGTTATCGTCAATGGAGCCTTGGTGATCCAATAAAATTACTCGATCATCTTTAAATACTTTATCAAAGCCTATTTTTAAAGTATCCAAAGGAATTTCTTCCTTTGCTGGATTTTTATTTAGAACCATCCCTGCCAATTTTCTTGCAGTTTCGGCTGGAGATTCTTCCAAAGATACAATTCCAATTTTATCAGAAGTGTTTTCTAAAGTATATAACATATCTTCTCTGAGAATTGTCGATTTTCCGCTACCAGTACCAGAGATAAATAAAGTAATTTCACCCAGTCTTTTTCCTTTCAATTTGGTATTTACACCATCAATACAGGGTGGATATGGTAATGATGGAATAGAATTATAATTTACAAGCTCTTCCCATAACTTTTCTTTTGTGATAATACCCGATGGAATATATGGTGAAGCATTAAAAATACAATCAAGAAGTTTTTTATGACCATGTTTCAAGTACACTGCATTCGGATCTTTTTCAGGAAGTTTTGTCAAACGTACTTTATCAATGCCAATTATTTTGATTGCTTCTTCAGTGGCTTTTTTGCCCGCTTCATCTTCATCCAAACATAGTACAACTTCATTAAATGACCTAATCCATTCTCTATTTTCAAGAATAGATTTGGTCATACTGGAAGATGACATACCCACCACTGGATAGATTTTTTGATATTTATCCATTGATGCTTGCGCAACGGAAAGTGCATCAATTTCACCTTCAGTGATAATTAAACGACGTCCATTACTATTAAATTTATCTCTGCCAAAGAGGTCGTTTGATTTACCTACCCATGAAAAGGATTTTGGAAGCTTTCTGACCTTATAAGCATTATCACCATAAGGATAATAATGAGTATCTATCTCTCCATTACTGTCATAAGAAACACGAACATTAAAAAATTCAGCAACATCCTTACTAATTTCTCTTTCTTTAAAGCCACGAAATGGATATGTTTTGATTTCTTCCAATGTTGTTTTTCTTTCAGTATTTTCTTCTTTTTTCATTTCAATTGTTTCTCCTGTTTTTGGGAAGAAGGTTTGACATGAAAAGCAAAATGATGTTCCTTCTTCGTAAATCTGGCGTGCATCATGTGAGCCACATTCAGGAGACAAACACGGTTGATTACGAACAACAATCTTACCCATGATTGTACTGAGGGCGTGAATAGGAAAATACCATAAACATTAAAAGACTCTCAACAAAGAATTTAAAAGAATAATCGGCAATTGGAGTATTTTTGATAGCAATGTTTACAATAGATGTATATATATCTAAAAAGAAGAAAGCTGCACCTAATATAAAAAATATAAATGCAATAAATTCCTTCATTTGATCTCCATTTGTTTAAAATTCAAGGCGTCTTTTAATCTTTGTTTATGTCGATCTGTTATAGGTTCTTTAACTGACCAACTAACTTGTTCTATTCTTGTATTATACCAATTTTTATTTGTGGGTGCTTCCACAAAACATAAAGTCCATGTCTCAGCATATGACAGTGTCCCGCGTGTTTTATATTGTTCTAAACAAATAAAATCGAACTCTTCTTTTGGTCTTTGTATGAAAACTTCTTTAAAAAATTTGGAAGAAGTTATATATGATTTCCAATTAGATTCCTTACCTTTATTCATATTACCTGAACCATAATATAACTTCTTTCCCAGATAAAAGCGTTTTAAATAATTATCACGAATTAAATAAATGAAACCAACATACGCAGGATCTCCCATCTGATTAGGAAAAAGCCAATGACCATTATGGATTGTTTTTTGAGTGTTTATAGTGGTTGTCGGCAATTGTCCTGTAAATTTCATCGTTCACCTAGGGGAGAAATGATGTCTCATCTAAACATTTAATACATGCCCACTCACGAGGATTGAAGAAATCGTTGTAAGATTTCTTAATATGAAGAAGTCTGCCATTAATGATTAATAGAAGATACCATTCATCCTGATAGCATAGCATATACTCTTCGACCACTTTTTCTTGAAAGTCCTCTTCAGTTTTACAATGAGCTAAAATTCTTTTAGCTTTTACTTCACCAATACCCATCACACCTTTAATATTATCTACAGGATCACCTTTCAGTAATTGCTCATAATAATGACGCATAGCCTCTTGTTCTGAAACTTCGATTAAAATATTTTTCTTCAAATCCCAATGTTTACCTGGAATACACAATAGATCCTTATCAATTGAAAATATTGTAAATGGAATATTGTGTGTTCTACACTCTTCTGCCCATATTCTTACAAGGTCATCAGCTTCGAAGCCATCAGCAGCGACTGCCAAATCCTCTGCAATAGCTAATTGACGTAGAACTGGAATAAATATGTTTTGTTTTGAGGGATCTTTCTTTCTATGTGACTTATATTCAGGATCGATTAAATGTCTATAGTTATTTTCACCTTTCATGGCCATTAAAAAGTCATTGGAATAAGTAATATCTTTTATTGAATCTAAGTGTTTATTGAAGTTATTCCAGCACTCTTTAAGGTATTTTTCATTTTCTTGCTTTGTATATTCCAGTTCCTTCCTTTTACCTTCATCATTCAATTCAACGAAAGTTACTTGTTTATTATCTTTATCTAAAGCAATTCTAACTTTAGACTCCCACCGAGATTTACAAGCAAGATGACAAAGTACATCTCCATCTATTATTGCTAGCATTCAGGTGTCACCCATATTAAACTTTCACCATCGCTATCGACGGAATAATAGTTTTCATTCTCTTGAGGACTTATATTAGATAAGCATGGTGAGCCACAGCAACCGCAACCGCTTATCTTAATCTTATACTTTCTTGTCAATAACGTCAATTCATTTAAAAACTCATCTCTAACTTTTTGATGTTCTTCTGTAAGAGGATTCATTTATTTCTCCTTGATTGGCTTATATTTTGCAATCACAAATACTCTATTTATTAGCATCATGTATTTCTATATCTCTTATTTGCTATTACATGCTCCAATAAGAATGCAATAACAATAAATTTATAAATATCTTCAAGACGTACGATCAAATTTTCATAGGTAAGGTTTTCAAAATCATCTAGATTTGAATGTAAATTAAGACCCAATACTTTTTCAACTGTTTTAGTAATAGCTTGCTTTTTATCTTCTGCCATTACAATAAGTGTATCAACTTTATTAAAACTACAATCTAAATCACAAAAAATTACCATGAATTCTTCTTCATTCATTTGCAATCCCCTTTAAGATATTCTTCCAAACAATCAATTGTAGTTCTAATATGAATATTTGAATCACATAATAAATTTCTTTTAGTTCCTGTCTCAGTAAGCTCTATTAACATTTCCAATGAGTCTATTTCGGATTTTAAACGAAGTATTGTAAGATACGCTAATAGGTGTCTCGTTCGATTTAAATTAGTATTCATTTAAGACCTCAGTGTACATCATACCATGTATTTCCAATTTTAGCATTACCTTCCATAATTTCAATTCCCAATAGTCTAGGACCCTCCGCAAAAGCTTTTTCTCCAATAGCTGCAGCTTTTTCTGCAAACTCTTCCGGTACTTGAAAGTCAATTTCATCATGATAATAGATGCAAGGTATATATGGAATTTTTGCTTCTTCCAAACCTTTCATTGTTAACATCAATGCTGTGGAACAAGTGGCTTTTTCGGTTGCTTGCAAAAGATATACAAGAAGCTTATGAAATGAATCTACATAAATTCTATTTCCGACTATATTTGGAATATAACCAGGACCATACTGTGAGGTCTTACCATATATATTCTCGAGTCTTGTGATCAAATCTTTAAAGCCTGGAACAGCTTTTAAAAATCCATTTTTCAATTTATTCCCATTCTTAGCGTCAAGGCTCCCAAAGATATAACTCCAAAGCTTTTTACCAGATGCACCAAATAAAAATGCATACAAGATTCTTTTTGCAGAAGATCGTTCTACACGTTTCTTGGGTAATTTTTCCAACCATTCAGGGCTTATATCAGCGACAACTTTTGTAAGTACATCCGCATTATATTGGTGAATATCTCCATGTAATAGCGTATCTATAAATTCTTTGTTATTTAAATAGTGGGCCAAGCCTCTTGCTTGATTCCCTTTAGAATCACAACCGATAAGTTTCCAACCAGGCTTGCATTTAAATAAAGTTCTTAATTCTTTACCCCAAGGATTTTCAACAGATGGTACATTTACAATAAGTTGATGTCGTGCTCTCATACTTGGTGTTCCAATCAACATGCATTTGCCATGTAGATTATTATTTGAATCAATATTCTCTAACCAAGTTTTTAAAATACTATGCCTGGATTTCGCTGTTAAGAAGTCAGTATACAGCTTACCGTCACCACCCAAGAATTCTAAACTGTCGTCAGTTATTTTTGGTGTTGATTGAATCTTTTTACCATTTTCATCTTTTACATAGTTATATTCTGTAGGCTCCCATCCATTTCTAAATAGAAATATTTTCACATCGGAAACAGAATTTAAACTTAATTCCTTAATTTCAATTCTACAATATTCACCTTGTATTTGTCGTTCTTCACCCTCATAACCTGAGCAGGGCTCAATTCCAAACCATTTGGAAGTGTGTACATCATAGAAACCTTGTTTAGTCCATTTTGGAAATTTGGTTTCAACTTTTCCTTTTTTCTTATCTATGGCCACTGCTTTCAAACCAAGTCGAGGAACCAATTTATCATAAGCTTTTTGCATTTCATCTTCTAAAATTTTTATCAAATGTCTACCACTATCTACATCAAATGGCCATCCGTACATTTCAGCCATTGAAATCCATCTGGATGCATAGTGTTCAGCTTGCAGATAATGGAGTAAATTTGGTGATTTTTCGATTGCTTTTATTGTTTCTTCAATCAGAATATTATAAACCTTAACATTTAATTTAACGTCAATAATACAGTAATCTTTCATTTCTTCAGAATATTGTGAAAAATCAGGTGAAGGCGATTTAGGAAAACTGAGAAACTCACCCCAGTCACTCAGGCTATGATTATTACTTGCAAATCGTTTATAATTTAGAATTTGTGAAAGTAAGAGTGTGTCATGTATAGATATATCTTCATTTGGTTTCCAATTAAATAACTTAAACAACGCAGGTAAATCAAACCCAGTAATGTTGTGTCCAATTAGTGTATCCGCTGTATTTAAATAAATCTGCCAACCCAAGTCACCTTCTAACCAATACTTTAGTTCTTTAGTATCTAAATTATAAGCAACTAAAATCCACATCCGTGTACAATTGATAAGTAATTCATCAGCTTCAATGTCAAATACAATTCTGGACATTGATTCTCCTATTTTTGTTTTAATATAGCCTCAATATCACTTACAAAGACTGGTCTATTTTGGTTTTTAATATATGCAACAAGAAACTTTAGATACCAGAGAGCCTTCTCAAGCTCTTGCAGTTCTGAATCCTTTCCACCATTTCGATCCAAGTATTTTCTTATCTGAAGTTCAATGGCAGCCTTGAATCTTTCTGGATCTCTGAATCGTTGCATTCGACACATTGCTTCAATCCATTGATATTCGTCAATATAACTTTGATAATGAGGAGGATTGATTGCATCTTTTTGCGGTGGAGATTTAGCATCATAATGAAAACCATCGTCTTCCACAAAGGATTTATTATGAGTTGGCAACGTTTCAACCTTTTCAATACTGGACTTTTTCGGCCAGACTACTTCTCTTTCCAATTTAAGTCTATAAGCTTCCAAAGTTGATTTATTCATGATAGTACCAATCGACGTGGATTTTGTGCTACCTTTGTAAACACGAATATAAAAGTCTGGAAAACAAAATCGTTTTTCAAACTCATTTTCCAAATCTTCAAATCGGGTACACACATCCATAATATGTGCAGTATCATCGTTTTTTACAATTTCATAAATATATTGCATATTTATATTCCTAAAAAAAAA